CAATCAACCGAAACCACTGTACAAAAAACCAGTAAAAAAAATAAAAATAATTCTAGACATTGGTTATTGTATACAATAGTATCTATTCACTGCTGAGGCAGAACCACTAACCATAAAGGTATACATACACTAAAATCAAAAGGTATCAATCATGTTCGCTATAAAAATATTAACTAATCATCTAAACCCCAAGCTCAGATTAACTTCAATTGAAGAAACCTGCTTATCCGGTTCTTGGCATTGTTATCTCAGGAGCCAAGAAACAGGCAGAAAGCGGGAAATAATCCGACATAATGGCAAGCGATACACTTGGGAGTGCAAATGAAGTTACAACAAATTAACTAAAAAACGAGGGTTAACAATGAAACTAAAAAAAGACGAGATTAACTACATACCATATCAGCACGGCAAAAGTCATGAAATCACTCAGACTGAAGCCAATAAGCTATTCGCTGCGGGGCTTGAGGATACCAGCTGGGGGAATGACATATGTGCCTCATTTACCCTTCTCCAAAAACATCAATGCCTCAGACTGTGGATTGAGGCAAAAAAGTTCGAAGATAGAGAGAGTGAGTCAAAGTACAGATTTGTAGTATCGCAATATAACGCAGACATGGACGACTACATAGGCGATTTAATTGAAACTGACTCACTTGATGAAGCATTGAGCTGCATCCAAGCCAATCAGGAAGATGATGACGAAGAAAATGACACGGACGTTGGAATTTGTGGGCAGTGCGGAGAGCAGGGGCAAATTAGGACTACTTGTCGGCACTGTGGGCGCGGAATAATTGAAGCAATAAACGAGGGTTAAATAATGACAAGCAATAATCAAGTGATAGACCTAGTATCAACCCAACTAACAATTCATCGGGGATGCAATCGGGCGTGGCTTCAAAACCACCCTTCAATGCTCAAAGCAGGTTTCGTTCCGCATGCTCGTTATGATATTGAATATGGCGAGGATTGCGTAGTACTGCACCTCAATCCTGAAGGTAAGCGTAAAGTGTCTGCAACCGACAGAGGGGCAACCTTAGACCTGTGCAACCGTAAAATGAACAAGTATAACCTCAGCAATGGCATCAACTGGGTCATTGCCGAATCAGTGATAACAATCGTGGGGGGTGAATAATGGACACAGTAAAGACAATGGCTCAGCTACAGGAAAGCGCAGCCGATATTTACTTGGACTACTTCAATAACTTCATAACCGTTGTGGCACTGGCGGCATACTACGAAATGCCAGAAAGCCTAGCGGCTGAGATTATAGACTTTGGACGCATTCAACATGAAAAGAGGGTAAGCAAATGAACATTAGACCAATAGCATCAAACCAAACTGAACTCACAACGACAGAGGGAACCGTTATCCTGTTCTCTTATCAAACACCAGTGGCGGCATTGCTGCCCTCTGGGAGGTACGTCAGGACTTCCAACTGGTACAGTCAGACAACCACTAGGCATATCAACAAATGGCTATCTGGTGTGACTGCTGATGTTGAAGAACAACCAGAGTCATTCTTCCATAGCTTGACGGCCTAATTGTTAAAGAGCACATGGGGGTACTACAGAGCGGCAAAAAAACCGCTCTACCCCCGCAGTCTAGAAACTAACTACGGGAGCAATTATACCATGAATAGTAAGCAGAAAGAGATATTGTCCGAAACAATCTGTGCGGCATTATGCGGCCTGATTTTTATCGGGTTCACGCTGTTAATTCTGTTTAATTTTTAAAGCTAAAGAGGGTTAAACAATGAAGCCATTTTGGATAGTCTTTAAACACAACGATGGCAGATTTGAAATCTGGAAGGAGTACGATAACACTCACGTTTGGGATGCTCCTACTTATGAGGTTGTGGGTTACTTTGACAACCGCAACGATGCCGTTGCTTGCGTCAAAAAGTGCAAAACAAACAATTTAAATGTTAAAAGGGGGGGGAATGAAAGTTTTAATCGCTTGCGAGTTCTCAGGGATTGTGAGGGACGCTTTCATTGCGAGGGGTCATGACGCTGTTAGTTGTGACCTCTTGCCTACTGAGAGGGAGGGTCCGCACATCCGGGGGGACGTTAGAGCGGTTCTCAGGGATGAATGGGATTTGGTCATAGCGCACCCGCCATGTACTCGACTCTGCAATTCTGGGGTCAGGTGGTTGCATGAACGAAACTTATGGGGGGATATGAGGGATGCGGCACAATTTTTCTTGGAATGCCTGGATGCCAATTCTGCGCGTGTGGCTGTGGAAAACCCTGTGATGCATAAATACGCGCGGGAGATAGTCGGGCGTGGTCCTGACTTCACCGTTCAACCATGGCAGTTTGGGGATGCCGCTAAGAAACGCACCTGCTTCTGGACAAGGGGATTGGAACCCCTAAAACCTACAAGTGACATGACAGCCGCGGATGCAGTGGCAGAAGTCCACTTGATGCCGCCCAGTGTGGACAGGTGGAAGAAACGCAGTATAACTTATCAGGGCTTGGCAAATGCTATGGCCGAGCAATGGGGGATTGAATGACTAAAGCACAGGTGATTTTAGAGCGGCTGGAGATGGTGCGTAAAACTGGCAGCAGTAAATGGATTGCCAGATGCCCTGCACATCAAGACGGCACTCCAAGTCTATCCGTGACCGAAGTCGGTGAGCGAGTATTAATTCACTGCCACGCTGGATGCGGGGCGCTGAGTATTCTGGAATCAATAGGCTTAGATTGGTCGGCATTGTATCCAAAAGGGCAGAATTATTCCCCGTTATACAGGAACGGCAGGGAGCAACAGGCAATAGACGATATGATAGTGGCTATCGCCCAGGCAAGACTCGACAAAGGGGAAAGGCTATCAGAACAAGATAAACAAGCGTTAATCAAAGCTAAATTACGAACATTATAGGCTATAGTCGTTGGAAATCCAATAAAAACAGTTAGTTAGTTAGGACAAATTTTTGAAATTCGTGTCCGTGACGAACATTATGAGGCACGAGGTTCCCCTTAACCTTAGTGACAGGCTTGGCCCTCCTGGAGATGCCGCAACGGGCTAATGATTACAAAATATCACCCCAATTGGGGTGGTTCAGACGAAACATGTGATAGGCAGCTAGAGGCAAACAAATGCAAGATTGAAGGCGATTTATGCAAGATTGAGCGCTAATTATGCAAGATTATGCAAGACTGCCGTATTCATTATTAATGTGTTATTATTCTTGAGCGCCTAGCTGCGGTCGGCCTCCGCAGTGAAAACGGCTCTCTCTCCCCCGCTGGCGCATTCTATTTTTTTGGGAGAGCAAATAAAGCGGAGTGACTATGCACTACTACAAGCGCAATATTGGTGACTACTCAATCAAAGCCGGTAAGCTAACAATGCTTCAGCATGGCGCGTACACCTTGCTTATGGACTGTTGTTACGATAGGGAGCAGTTCCCTACCAGAGAGCAAGCCATTGAATGGACTTGGGCGGTCTCAGATGAAGAGATTGCCGCAGTGGATTTTGTGCTGTCTAGGTTTTTTACCTTGGAAGGTGAACGTTATGTGCAAAAGCGCATAGCTGAAGAGCTAGGGGCATACCATGAAAGGGCGGCAATCAATAAGCAGAACAGAGCAAAAGGTAAACGGATTGGTGACGAATCGTCAACGAATGGTGACAAACGGTCACCTAACCATAAACCACTAACCATTAACCATAAACCAAAAACTAATTTTAAGAGACCAACACCGTTAGAAGTGAAGGAATATGCTGATAGCTTAGGGTTCTCTCTTGATGGTGATTACTTCTGTGATTACTACGAGGCTAGGGGTTGGAAGCTGGCACAGGGGCAGATGAAGGATTGGAAGGCTGCAGTTAGGACTTGGAAGCGGAATAACAAAAAGAATGAGGAGCTAGTTATACCGGAGAACATCATATGAATATCCCCCATAACGTAAATTTAAAAGACTACATAAAAATCGTTGGGGAAGCCGAAGCCCAGGAAATACACAGTGCTGGATACTGGCGGGAACAATTACTGGAACGTGCCGATGGCATAAAGATAACAGGCGATAAATTACCCTGGGCGAAGATTCAGGAAAATTTCCGACTCAGACCTAACGAACTGACAATCTGGGGCGGGATGAACGGCCACCGAAAGTCCATGATTCTAGGGATGATAGCATTCTCACTGGCGCGACAAGGGAAAAAGGTAGCGATTGCTTCACTTGAGATGAAGCCAGAAGAGACACTGTGGCGGATGTGCCTCCAAGCATCTGGAAGCAGGACGGCCAGTCCATCTAAAGAATTCATTGAGAAGTTCACTGATTTTGCGGATGAACACATCCTCATTTACGACCAACTAGATAGCGTCCCCACGGAGAAGGTTCTTGGATTTGCCAACTACTGCGGCTCTGAATTAGGTGTGTCTCACATCATCATAGATAGCCTAGCGAAGTGTGGCATCGGGGTGGAGAACCGGGAGGGAGAGGCAGATTTTATCAATAATTTAGCTTGGTCTGCTAAACATTTAGGCACACATATTCACCTAGTCTCTCATGTGAGAAAGCCTCAATCAGCGGGTGAGGAGTACGTGCCCAACAAGTTCGATGTTAAGGGTACTTCAGCCCTAGTGGACCTTGCCGATAATCTCGTTATCGTTTGGGCTGATAAAAAAAGGGAACGACTCAAGCAACTGGATAGCCTGGATGAGAAGCAGCAGGAATACTTTGATACAAATTATGACCAGAAATTGATAGTTGCCAAGCAGAGGCACGGCCATTGGGAGGGCGCAATCGGGCTGTATTCGCACAATTCACTACAGTTCACAGCCATTGAGGGCAGGGCTATTGGATTTGAGATTGAAAACTTAAACAAAACTGTTGACAATGAAAATATCATGCCCGATAATGATTATAAATTCATGAGGGAGGAAACCAATGAGCTACTTTGAATTTTTTATAAAGCAAAATATTGACAGGTATCCGATTGACAGAAATGGATACGCTGATTTGCGGAATTACGACCCCCAGGAAGAACTGGAGATTCTGTCAAAAGAAGACGAAAACCTGATGTACGAGGTTTTAAGTCATCATCTGGATGACCCGATGGCAGCGCAGATTAACTTGGTGAAGGCCATCGACGGTGACTATCCGGCTGCTGTGAGATTCCTGGCAACTGTCAAGAGGGCCATGAAATCCTATTTCTCTTACCGCATGGATGACCTCGGATGTGAGGAACTGCTAGAAGAATGGCAAACGCAGTTCGCTAAGGAATACGCCAAAGAAGCCGAGATTGAGGCGCGGATTGAGCAGATGGAGGGTCAGCAATGAAAACCAGTGAATCATTAAAGAATTTCGCACCAGCTTTTAGGAAGGCGCAGAATGAAATGGAAGCTGTTAAGAAAGACCAGACAAATCCATTTTTCAACTCCAAGTACGCAAACATTGAATCAATCATTGATTGCGTCACTCCCATTCTCTCCAAGAATGGACTCTCTTTTTCCCAACACCCTGTATCTACGGAAAGGGGAGTGGGTGTCACAACCATTCTAATGCACGATTCGGGCGAGTGGATTCAGGATTCTTACACCCTTCCGCTATCGAAACCTGGGTGCCAGGAGGGCGTTTCGGCTGTGACGTTTGCAAGAAGGTATGGAATTCAGGCCATCTGTGGATTACGTGCCTATGATGACGATGACGGTGAGAGGTCAATGGGAAGATGAGGCTAATTGATTGCGAGCAGGGTAGTGATGAGTGGCTGGAGGCAAGATTGGGAATACCATCTGCCTCTAACTTCGCAAAGATACTCACCATCAAGGGAACACCATCAACCCAGGCCAAGTCCTATGTGGATGCGTTAGTCGCAGAGGCTATTACAGGTGAATCCACCTATGTGAAAGTTACTGACGCGATGCAACGTGGCACTGAACTGGAACCTTACGCCAGAGATAGATATATCTTGGAAACAGGGAATCAGGTTCAGGAAGTAGGCTTCTGCCTTC